GACACGGAGGTGGGTATCCAGACCATGAAAAATTACAACGAACAACTGGAGGGCATGGGCTATCCGAAATTCGAAATCTATTGGAACGAGGATGAAAGACGGTGCGACAACCACTGGACCGATTCGGTCACGTATAGGGCGAATCATCACCAAATGACGGTGCAGGAATTAGAGCGGGAATATATCACATGTTTCATTAATTTTCAGTTGCTACTGGAGGCTCAAGTGCTGGTGGGGAACTTTGATAGCGGGTTTATTTTAGCCGCGGTAGAGTACCGTAACAATGGCATCGATATCAATGTCAACGATAAGAATCCGCCGCGGTGGGGGATCGGGAATAAATCTGGCTGGTAATAGGGGGAACCGACGGTTCCCTCAGGGCGCTGAAAGCGCCCAAGGGTTGAGGGCTTCGCCCTCTGACCCCCTAACCCCTTCCCCATCAGAGGAACCAAGAAGATCTCTTCTTTTGAAGGGTGGTAAGATTGGTAATTTTGGATAAGTATTGTATAGTATTAGATTAGTAGTAAATAGAAAATTCGATGTCCTTTTGTGAAGACAGGTTCTCCAAAGGTTTCCAAAGCATCTTATCTACCATCAAAGAAATTGCCGCAAAAAAGGAAAAAATCGTCGAACGGCTCACCCACATGAAAAGCCACTACAACGACGCCGTCAAAACCAACACGAAAAAGATATTCGTCTTCTGTCTCGACACCCTCTTCTACCAATACAAAAATTTGTCGGCGGAGCTCGAGCAGATCGAAAGTTCTCGAAAGGGTGCAAATAATCGTATGTATTGTGAATATTACAAGCTTTACGGAATGGTTCTCGCCTACTTGGATGAAATCGGTCTATCTTACGAGAACAAGAAACCACTTTTGAAACCGTATCAGGTCTATAAAGATTTAGAGCCATTTCTCGAGTACGATATCGGTGATATCGAGAACATTTTCAGCAACCTGATGATCGTCACAAATTTATTGGCGGACCTCATTACGAAAAACGACGCCAAAATCGAGGAAATGGGCACGCGTACAGATCATGCAGGGTTCTCGATGACCAATTATGTGAATGCCATGAAGAACGAGAACTTGGTGATCCGAGGTCAGTTAGATATGTTTGTAAATTTCTTGTCATTTTTCTTAGCTTCCCAACAGAGACAGTGGGACCGTGTCCATCGTCGTATGACGGATTTTGCCGAATTTTGTTCCTTTTTAGGGGAGGATTCTGAACCGACTGCACCAGATTCTATTGTGAATATCTCTGTAGAAATAGTAGAGTCCATGGACCCTGTGGAAACAGAGGGTAAGGTCGATGGTAAGGTGGAGTCTAAGGTTGAGTCGAGCGTAGCGGTGGTCGATCCCCCGAAAGGGGTGCAGGGGCCGGAAATGTCGTTCGAATAATTTATTTGTAAATAAAATAATAATTTACAAATGTAAGGAATGCATAATGTAAAACATAAGATAGAGAAGATCTTGTTAAATTTTGTGCATATAATAGAACCGAAAGCAAAAGTAGAGAAAAAAGTAAAAGGTCACGAAGACGAAAAAAAGGGCGAAGACAAGGACAACGAAAACGACCTAGACCATTCGAGTTCCAAAAGCGAATTTTCCATACTTCCGAGTAAAATGTCGATAGGAAGTTTTGCAGGAGACACAATACGTGGAAACGACAATGACCGTGCGTTCAATATCGACACCAACCTTTATTTGAAAATGTTCATCCATGAACTGCGGTTGCCAATATCAACATTATCAATCGGGATCGATGTCTTGGAAAAAACCGAACAATCTGACCAGAACCACCAAGTATTGAAAGACATGAAAAAAGAAATTTTATTTTTGAACGATATTTTTTCCAAATTCGCGATGATTCAAAATGGGAATATTACGCTGAATCCGTTCTCGGCATTTTCCATGAAAACGTTTTTCAAGGGTTTGGAAACCTCTCTTCAGTATCTGTTCGCCAACGCCAAAACGTTTTACGAATGTAAAATCCACGAAGATGTGTACGACTGGAATTATGGAGATAAGTATAACCTATTGCATTGTTTCATTCATCTACTAAAAAACGCGGTCAAGTATCGGTCGAACGATCACGGATCACTCGTTTATATATCGGTTAAGCTACATGCAGAACCACTCTCGGTCACACTAACCGCCAATGCCGAAAGCTTAGAGAACGAAATCAAATTGAAAAAAAAAGACCGTTTAACATCAATCGCCCAAAACGGTATTCGGCCATCGGCACCCACCGATCCCGCGCCCTCATCCGGTAGGCGGGCCAGTACTCTTTCGCGGACACTACGTCAATCGAGTAATAATTTAAATGAAACTGCGGTTCAGGTGTTACAGTTTTCAGTGACGGACAACAATGATCCTATAACATCCCATATCAAAGACCACTTGTTCGAACCATTTAATTCGACCAGCGGTTCGGGGTTAGGGTTATATATTTGTAAAAACATTGTAGAATTGCACGGGGGGACTATTACACATCATTGTTCTCAGACACGCGGTAACGAGTTTCGAATAATATTACCCTTGAAAAAGCATACCGGGTCTGACATGCATATTAATGTTGAGAGAGACAAGAGCAGTGAAAATTTCCGCCACCATATCGCGCACGAACCAAGAATTCCGGAAGAAAATATAGCTAAGTATAACGTGTTGTTTGTGGACGAAAGCATCTTGAATCGGAAAATGGCATGTAAAATATTGAAAACCTGTGGGTATTTTAATACGGTCCGTACTGCTGAGAATGGGTCCGATGCGATCGAACGTGTTATACATAAACTCGACGAGTATGATGTTATATTTATCGATAGAAATTTGTCCAAAATAAATGGCATGGATGCTGCTAAGATAATACGTGGTCTTAAATATAAAAATCTTATTATTGGAATGTCGGGCGAAGACAACCGAAACGTGGATAAATTGTTTCTTGAAAATGGCGCGGACTATGTCTTCGTGAAACCGCTGGACAATGATAAAGTCAACCTCATCGTGGAATTGATGAACGAACATTCGTCCAAACATAAGATAGACAAAAATTTGCAGCTGGTGGAGGGGAAGCTGGAGTGGGTATAAGGGAACCGTAGGTTCCCTTATGATCCTTCCTTAATATGAGGGGTCTTTTGTAATGGTCGTTTGAATAGTTTTATATTAAATGATGAAAACCAATTAATATAACTTTACCCGGTAAGGGGATATCGGTGTTGCGACTGCAACAATCTCGAACCCTTGACCAAGTGCTTAAAAGGCACTCACTCTACCGACTGAGTTAACCGGGTACATAATTAGTTTCTCGCTGCATAATTATTTTTCGAAAAAAATTGCTATATACAGTTCCAGAGGCTACTTACCTGGTGCTGCTCTATACCATAAATGGTGCGAAACCTTTATATCTTTTTATCAATTAAATACCCTTTGTCTAGAGCAGGTCAATCATTGTCCACAACAACATCTTCCGCAAAACGGCAACAATCACTTACATATCTACCAACGCTTCGCGTACTTGGCCTCGATGTTCTTACGCGCGTCCAGGACGAGTTGGTGGGTAGGCATCGTTAGTTTCTCGTATTTCGATCCCAGCATCGGTAAAAAACGGACCTTATCTTCGTCGGAAAGATACTTGATTGCGTCTTTTACCATGATTTGGCGGCCGAGGTTGGACCACCCATTGATCGATTGACCATTGATAAAGGCGGACTTGTTGTTGATGGCGTCCGCAATCAGGGCAGCATTGACCTTGGTCTCGTCGATGCCGAGTTGGCGGCACATGTTTTTAATCTCGTCTTGCGTATTGTACGTGACCGTGGCAATTCCAACACTGGGTCGCTCAGTCGAAGGCGCTGAAGGTGCGGGGGCATTATACTCTCTGTCCCAGTCCGAAATATCGCTATATTTGACACTCGGAGCTTGTTGGGGCTTAGGTGTGTCAAACATGCTCATAAAACTCATCATTCCTCCGCGCAACATCTTGGGATGAGCCTTGGGCATCTTACGACCAGTCTTACGATGAGCCGTCTTACGACGACCCGTCTTACGATGAATCTTATGTATATGCTTGGTTCTGTTTTTCATGGTTCTCGAAGTCTTGGGTTGTTTCTTACTTTTGTGCATTTTTTCTATATATTCAGTGTAGAAATTTAACTGAAGAGGTCACAGAAAAACAGGTGTTTCAGGCAGGACCATACGCTACCGTCATGGGCGGCTTTGACCGTTTCGTCTTCTTGATACGTGGTCTCTGACCCGTCGGTATACTGTGGACAACAATGTTTGGAATATTTGCGACAATACTGAGCGAGACTATATTCGTCGTCATAATTCTGGGCCTTATAATCCAGGGCGACACCTTTGTAGTAAGAACGCGGCATATCAATCACGCTAATTTGTTGTGGTTTTACTGTCTAACTAGTAATTTGATCATAATTCGTATCAATTTTGCAGGTCTGTTTGCGTTGGTACCGTGTAAAGTACGCCGCCTCATTCACTAAATGTGTCAGTCGTCGGCGAACGATGTTCTCGCCCTCGTCGGTATAATAAACATTTTTTATCTTATACCCCTTGAGCTGTGGTAACGTCAGCATGTTCTGTACGCATTCACTACACGGACGGCTCTGCCCTAGCCGGTTCGCCCGGGAAACCCGCGTGACAAATATGTTACAACTATACAGATTACGACCCCGCCGCCGATCGAGCGGACATAAATTCGCAATCGCATCGTATTCGGCATGTATCGTCGGCTGTTCGCCCGCCACGTCGGCATATTGATTGATCCCGTACGCCAGCACCTGTATTTTTTTTCCGGTTTTCAGGTTCTCGCCCCGGCCAATGAAAATACAGGCGACATGGTTATAGTTACCACAGTTACAGTAAGGTACAAAACTGTTCGGCACATTATGCTCTAAACTGAAGTTCGACGGTAGCCCAAACCGCTTGTTATACAAAAGTTCCATGAGGGCCATAGTTAGGTCGTGAGGTTATTGATACATACCCCAAAAAATAATTTATGTATCAATTTTGACGCACGCGCACAGAAATTCTACGCATAAGGTAGAGAGTTACAGCATGACACCAAAAAACGAGATGGGCGAGGAGAACAAGAGTCAAACGCCATCTGCGGGGGGAGCTACTTTGGAAAAAAACGAAAAAAAGATCCACTGGTCCGAGGAGAATGAAACCATTTTAGTAGAATGGTGTGATATTGCCCAATGTTATAAATGGCTCTATACGCGTTCGCATTCGAAATACGCCGCCATGCACGCCTGGTTCACGATCCCGACCATCATTTTTTCCACGATCAGTGGGACAGCCTCGTTCGCGCAGGCGAGCCTGCCCATGGAATATCAAAATTATGCCACGCTCGGCATCGGGTCCATCAATATTTTCATCGGTATTTTCGCGACCATACAACAGTACCTTAAGATCTCGGAATTGAACGAAGCGCACCGTGTGTCGGCTATTTCGTGGGATAAGTTTGCGCGTAATATTCGTATTGAACTGGCGAAAGCTCCCGACGAACGTAACGATGCGGGGTCGTTCATCAAACTATGCCGCCTGGAATTTGACCGCTTGATGGAAACGAGCCCGCGGATACCCGACGAAACCATCGATAAATTCCTGAAGACGTTCCGCGGGACCACCCAAGAGGAAATCGATAATTTCAAGAAGTTGAAGAAGCCTGATATATGTGATACGATTATCACCGCGAACGAGACCCGCCATAAATGGTATTTGCAGACAAATAAAGCGACCGAAACTACTGAGACAAGAGAACGCGGAGTTTCGTTTGACAGCATCAGCGAAAACACCTCCGTAAAACCAGAATTTTCTAATATCGCATTGACCCGTCTGAAAGACATACGAACAAAGAAGGGATCTGATAAGGGTCTTACGAATGTCTTGAGAACACTGGAAGAGGTCGAACAAGACAATAAAAAAAATAGGAAACAAGAGGAAGAAAAGAAACAACAGGAAGAGGACGAGAAAGTAAAACGGGCCCAACGAGAACAATTGGAGAAGATCGAGCGATATATAGCGGGGTTTAATAATTTATACGAGCGACGGCCACTCAAGGAAGAGGTGTATGAAGGCACCAAGGACGAGGTGAATAAAGAAGTTCTCGATACCTTTTTAAAGACCTACGGTTAATATTTTTACGTAGCAGGGAACCTACGGTTCCCTCAGGGCTTTTGGGCGAAGCCCATAGAAAGCGCCCAAGGGTTGAGGGCTTCGCCCTCTGACCCTTGCAAACCCTCCCTTAAACAATAAACCAATTATGTTAACCAGTTTGTTAAGATAATTTTAAAAGTTTATTACACGGCATTGTTAAGATAATTTCAAAGATAGTTACCAAGATCCTTTACTTTTAAAGGGAGGGGTCGCAGGGGAACCGTAGGTTCCCTGCTTAGAGTTCGGCAAAATACTTGGGTGATTTCGCGGCCCAATAATTGACACCGTTTTCCGAGAACCCGACCACCGGTTCGGCCGGGACAGGTTCTCCTTGATTTAAATCAAA